CCCCCAACAATGGGGGGGTCTATACGGTATCATTTTTCCAGCGCTTTTAGCGCTGTCCGTACTCGAGGAAATGGATCTCGAGCATCTTATGGAAATTTCATAATGTATGGTCTATTTATAGACAAATCTGACCGGTTCGCTTCTATTATGAAGAGAATCGGGTTCCGGGAGGGACCGTATAGGGGTTTTATTTATTTTAACATTTTTATTAACGTTTTGTTTTATGTAAAACTATTTTGTTTTATTTCATTTTAATTCTTTTTATTTCAAAATTTTAAAATTTATTTTACTATATAATTCTTCATTACGTTTTTAAAAATATTTGCTGGTGTAAAAACCAGTTCGATTGGCTTCGGCTACTTTTCAAATTTCTCATGGCGTTTAATATGAAAAATCGATCAAAGCGCTCAGGTAATCAAAGTCGCAAGAATGGCTTACGTGATGCTCACCGACGTAATCGTGACAAGGGGAAAACTTTGTTTCGTCAAGAGATGATTGACGGAAAGATATCCGGCGATCGTTTCGATGAGGACATTGTTTCTTCTTCCGATAAACGTCAGAAAGGGCAGTATCGCGATGACGACGACAATGTTGTTTTCACTGTGCCTAAGGTTACTCGGACGGTACAATTGGGTGTACCTAGAGGTAAGAACAAGTTCGCATCTACAAATGCAGCTGGTCGTACCACAGTCCTAGAGGACAAGTTCCGCAAAGGGACTTCAGAGAACTGGACTGGTTTCCGTTCTAACCTCCGTCGCTCCATGACAGTAGAGAGTGGCGGGTTGGTTAAGAAACGCGTAGAAAAGCGTACTGCGCGTGAGAGTTATCTCATGAGTCTCGAGGAGATTCTCGTGGAGATGCTCCGTTTTGAGGTGCTGCCGAAGGTGTATGCCGGAGCACGGGGACAGGGCCAACGCCATCGTTTATTTAATAGAATTAAACGTGGCTTGACTAATTGGCAGTGTGTCATCGTCCCAGATGGTGGTGAGCGTCCCACGGTGGTTTTCCCGTACCGCGTGGTGATATTACGAGGTACTGAAGCCGAGTTGAACGCGAACTGGGTTGAGATTTTTCGCCCAGAGCACGATCATATTGAGTGGCGTCCTCGCGCATCTCAACGAGTAGTTGAGTCACAAGAGCATATGAATGCCCCTGCGGCTGAGTTACGTGAGTACACCGCCGTGCATGAGGGCACCGAACAGTGGAACCCATATTTGGATATTCCTTTCGAGTTTATCAGCGATTTTGCTGACTTCGATATTACCGAGGCTCCAGATGCGGATCGTGTGTACGATGCAGAACACCAAGGGGTGTTTTCTGGTGGAGACGGATGGATGGCATCCAAAGGAGTTGAGTTTGCCATTAGGTATGGCGTGCGCGATACAGAGGGTCTGAAGGAGTTGTTTAAGAAACACGGCCCTATGATTTTCCGCATGTGTACCGATTTGTACGCGCTTTCCCTCGTTCCACCTGGGAAGCGGCGCGAGTATATGATCGTGCGTGGGGTAGGCACGATGGTAGCTTCACAGGCTTGTAGAGAGACGGTTGTCGAGATTTTTAGTCAACTTTCAGCAAGTACGTGCGTTATTGCATATTTGACAGCTTTTTATACCAGGGGGTCTCGATCTTCCGACGATACGGAAGCTGAGGGTGCTTCGGAAGAGAAAGCCGAGGACACCCTGGATGCCGAACATCAGATGTTTGGTTGGGACGATGCAAATGTGGGTGAGATACTGAGGAAGGTTCAGAGCCTCGATATCGCCCCAGGCACCGTTGTTAATGCCCTTGCGTTGATAGTTGCTGCTGGATGGACGTTAGTCCAGGCAAAGGACAAAGATAGTAAAATGCCAGTCACTAGCATTTTTAATTACGTCAAGAAATTGGCTGGCGTTGGCAAGTGCGACACCGTTGATGACGCTGTTGGTCATCTTATTTCCACTATACCTATCATTTTGTCCGCCGTGAGCGCGGCGGTTGCCGCAAAATCGCTCGCCCCGTTCTTTTCCCGTAAATCTTCGTTGTTTGAAGACTTCGTAGAGGTGCGTGCGGCCTATGATTTACACAAGACAGGGCAATACCCGAATAGCGCGTTTCCTGACCGTGATAGTTTTGTGAGAGCACTCGCGTCCGTTCATAGACGGTTTGGAGATGAAGCCAAAGCTCGCGTCATAACGCCCGAAGTTAAGCAACATTTGGTTGCAGTTAACACCATGTATAACGAGGTCGTGAATAACTTATCGGGTCAATTTCGCGAAGCGCCGTACGCCGTTGCCATTGTTGGTGGCTCTGGCATTGGGAAGTCCGTTCTTACCCGGTATGTTGCCGACCGCATAATTCGCGCCGATGGTGGCACCCCATTGAGTAAGACCGATATCTATACTCAGCAGCCCACCGATAAATACGCGTCTGGATATGACATGAGCAAGCGCGTTGTAGTGTTAGATGATTTGTGCAATCAGAGGGCGACTTTGGGCAGCTCGTTGCCGAGCATTCCCACCGCTATTATAATTGATACTATTAATAATGTTATGACGCCCACTAACCAGGCTGATTTATCCAACAAAGGTAAGATCTTTTGGAACCCGCGGGTTGTTGTGGCAACGTCTAATGTGTTGTCCCTTGGAGCACATATACATTCTAATGAGCCCGTGTCCATATTGCGTAGGTTTAATTGGTTTATCGAACCGACGGTGCGGAAAGATTTCCGTGTGCGTGGGGGCACAGGTCTTGAGCCTAAGAAGGAGTATCCGCTCCCTATTAATGACGTGTGGACTTTTAGCGTGTACCGTTGGATACCAGCCGCTAGTGATGACGGTATGAAGAAAGTCTATTGTCCCGAGTTGAAGCGGGACTGTGACGTTTTTTCCCTTTTGGAATTTTTGGAGCGCGATTCTGTTGGCTACTTTGCAAAACAGCGTAATTTGGCTACGAATATGGACGCCCAAACGCACGTTGCTCACGATATTGATGAGTTGAAGCGTATGTCTCAAGACTCGCGAGGAGTACGCGCGGAACACCAAATGTTTTCTTGGTTTTCGGGTAAGGAAGAAGAAGAACCAGTCGTCGATTCCGAACCGAGTCATGTTGACAACGAAAACGATCCGAGTGATAGGTTTCCAGGCATTCCAGCGTATGTGAGTCCGGTGACCGATCGCGCCTCCAATTTCGATCAGCGTAGTTTTCGGTCGTATCCGGACTATTTGTATACACGCACGGCTGATGCGCTTGCGTCAGTCCGCGCGGCTCACGTCCGTAAGGTGCGGCGTGATCAATTGATCGCGGACGTTCGGTGTTATGTTGATCCTCTATTAACTGTTTTCACGACGATAGCACAGCGTGTGAGCGACGAAATTGGCACGATCATGGCTGTTCACATATTTCTGATTGCGTTTGCATTTCAGTATCCGATATGTTTCGTGCCTGTGTGTGTTCATTTGTATACGTGGAAGCAGGTAGGAGTGACCACCCGCATTGCTAGTCGTACAGTTGTGAGCGCCGCCGCTGTCGCAAGCGGTGTTGCTTTTGTTGCGTGGCTGGCTCTGCGTCAGCGCAAACCGCTGCGCGGCGAACAACAAGGTGTTGTTGAGTTTACCATGCGTGAACAAGATGACGTGGTGCGTGTTGGTCCTCCGGCGCCAGAGAAGCCCACTACGACCACGATTGCAAATTTGAGTGCGGCAGTCTCGAGGAAAGCTGTATACGTCACTATGAATGCTGGTAATACGGTGTCCATTGCCATTTTGACTCCTTTGAGGACCGGTTTGTACGTCGGTAATTATCATACGTTTAAGCCCATATTGATGGAAGCGAGGCGTTTAGGTGAGTTTAACGTGGTGTTCACGCGTTTGAAAGGCAAGCCGCAAGCTCATACTGTTCCTTATTCGTCTTTGTGGACTCCCGGTTATGAAAAGGCCGATATTATGTTCATGAAATTGGATGGACCCGCTGAGGTCGATGTTACGAATTATCTAATGCCACATGGATGGCTCTTCGCTATGGGAACCGGTCAACGGATGCCGATTCGCGATTCCATGATGAGTCTGTTGCGTGCTCCTGTAGAACACAAACGCGGCATGTTAGACGTCACGGGAGTGTTGAAACTCATACCCGCGCAAACGTTTGGAATGCCTCAACTTGTTGCTTGTCGGTTTCCTGGAGCTCCTGCAGCTCTAAAGATGATAGGAACACAGTGTGTCGTTGCGACAGAAAGAGGGGATTGCGGCTCTCCTTTCTTCTTGCGTACTAGTCAAGGCAATGGCGGAGGTGCTTATCTCGCCGGTGTGATGGCCGGGCGGGTTGCACTTGGTTCCCAGTACAGCTTGGCTATTTCCCCAATTACTGACCAATTGGTAGCAGCGGCTATTCAGAACCTTTCGGTTGTGCAAGCTCAAGGCGCTGCGACATTGTTTGGAATGCCTGCGGGTATGCGATTGTCCCCAGAGCGGGTGCACCCTTCTTTACCTGCGGAGGTTCAGGGGGTGGTTCCACTCGGTGTGTTAACGAATGCTCAGGGTATAAATACGAGCTCTCAAAATACATTTCGTACGAGGATGAGGAAATCGCCCTTTTGCGATCTGCCAGCCGTGGAGAAACAGCTTGGGCCGGTCGCTCATAAGACGCCCCCTAACCCCACATCCACGCAACATTTTGCGCGCACAGTGGGTCGGATGGAGCGTGTGCCTGTTGTTGAGTCAGACGCTGAACGGAAGGCGATTGAGGATCTGAAGGGTCAACTTTCGGCTCTTGTCCGCCGGCATCGTGGGGATACTACCCCAATGTCGTTGTTTGATGCCATAAACGGACGAGGAGACGTCACCCCGTATCCCATGGACACGTCGCCTGGTTTCGGTTTTAAAGGGAAAAAATTGGAATTTTTCGAACTAGCGTGCGTTGCCGGCGGGTGTGGTGACGCCTCTTGTACGGCCTATCACCCAAATGATAAAGATCATTTGGTGCCCGGACGCACCGATAATTATTACCCTGGTCCTGAACTGCTTCAACAGATCGAGGACTTGCGTAGACGGCTGCTCGCCGGTGAGGTCGATCTTGCAGTGTTCCGCGCAGCGCTGAAGGACGAGTCAGTGGAAATGTCGAAAGAGAAAATTCGGGTTTTCTTTGTCGGTATGATGAGCTTGAATCTCATTATTCGTCAACTTTATACCCCGCTCTTGTCAATCATGAAGAGAGACAGTTTGTCGTCAGAATGCGCGATAGGGATGGACATCCTATCTGATGACTGGGAGAAGTTCATGGATTTCCTTAAAGAATACCATGTGCTCGAGCGCCTGGCAGGTGACTACTCGAATTATGACAATTCCATTCATAGCCGTTTGATTGGAGCCGTATATGAGATCATCACGGTTCTCGGTGCTGTAGCTGGTTGGGATGCCATGTCTCTGCTGTTGATGGCTGCTATAGGAGAGAACATGAAGAATCCCGTGTACATTATCTTGGGTATGGTTTACCGTGCTGATGGTACTAATCCATCTGGTGTTGCTATTACAACGTGGATCAACTCGTTGGTCAATAGTTTGGTGCACCGCATCGCCTTTTACACCAAGAACCCGCATGTTCTTGTCGTCGTTGGCGAAGATGGGTTGTTTCCTTTTCAGAGGAGTGTCCGGATGGGCACATACGGTGACGACGTCTTGGCTGCTGTTCGCGCTTTGTTTGGTATAGTGTCGATTACCAACCATGACGTTAGAGAGGCTGCGGATCGGTTAGGGATGACGTTTGGTCCCATCGATAAGGGGTCAGGGTACTTCCCTCCCTATTATTCCGTCGATGAAGTGTCGTTTCTTAAGTGCACTGACACTTACGTACCACAGTTGAAACGACGTGTTGGTATGATTGCCCAGGCTTCAGTCCGGAAATGTCTTTCGTTTGAACGCAATACGGATTTTGAGGCGCGGCGTAATACGGCCGAGTCCGCACTTCGACTTTTCTTCGTGCGTGCTTTGGTGGAAGAACGCGAGGAAGGTTTCGGTGAGATCCGCGACCAGCTTCTCAACACCTTGTTACCTGGCGTGGAGCGTTCTATTGAGCGTGAGGGCCTCATACCCGACATTGACGCGATTTTGAGTGGCCTTTTGTCTGAGGAGAAGGCCTCTTCCCCGGCATCATTCGATGAATGGTGGTCGGTGGATGTGTAAGTGGCGTTGCCACTTACATATAATGCATGTTTGTATATAAAAGAAAGAAAAATATATGTGTAATTTAGCTTTTTACTTTTTAGTTCGATTGGTGTATACACTACTTTTTAATTTTAACATGGAAGAATCTAAAGGAGACAACGTTATTACTTTAATGGATGATACCAAGATGGCGTCGATGGACGCTATTATGATACAGGATAGCCCTACACCAGTGGGGGCGCCTGACATGGGCAGCATGCCCGTGGTAAATGACACAAGCGAGATATCACGTTTTTTGTCACGAGAGGTGTTCATCGGCTCGTATACGTGGAACGTTGCGACTACACCTTTTTACCGGATTGACCCGTGGTCGCTGTTTTTAAATAAGCCCGCGGTTGCCGAGAAAATTAAATATTTTTCCCGGTTGCGTGGTAACTTATGTCTTCGACTAAATATAAGTGCCACTCCTTTCCATTATGGGTCGGCCATGGCCACGTATAGGCCCCATCCGGGCGTATCTTTTACCAGCGACCCACAGTATAATTTGGCCGTATCTGCTGTATCTGCCGCTTTTTCTAAGAACCTCAAGATAACGGAATCGCAGTTGGTGGGAGTACGGTTTCAACCGTGTTATGACCACACTGTAGCTATGAAGTGTCCGTATATTCATTTTAGACCGGGTATCGAGGTGGCATATGGGGATTATTCTACGATTGGCACTTTTTCCATAGTTGGATTGACTGATTTGCAGCACGCGAACGGTGGGTCGAATCCTGTGAGCATTCAGATTTTTGCATGTATGGAAGACATTGTGCTTGATGTACCCACTGCTATTGCGCAAGGTTTCACTCTCGAGCAGGCAGCAAAGAAGGTGTCTAGTGTTATATCTGCTGGTGCCATCGCCACGAAGATGGCGGCGGAGTGGGCCCCTACTGTCATGAATGGTATAGCGATGTTAGGTTTTTCCCGACCTCTGACGCAGGATCCTCCTTCGTCGGTTAGGTTGATTCCTTTCCAGATGGCTAATTATGACTTGCCCGATTCATCTGAGCGGCTTGCGTTGTCTGCCAATTCGGAAGCCCAACTCGATGGGGTGGATGTGGGCGTCACAACGGAGGACCCCCTCATGGTGAATGAGATCGCTAATCGCAACTCTTTTATTGAGAGTGCTACGTGGGACACTTCGGATGTGCGGGGCCACTTTTTAGTTGGCTCATTTGTCACGCCGCAACAGCAATCGGTGTCGAATTACAACAAAATCGGTGCTGGTTATACTTATGGTACCACCCTTCACACGTGTCATACCCCCGTGAGTTTTGCAGCGTCCGTGTTTACTCATTGGAAGTGTGACATGGTGTACACATTTACCGTCGTGGCGTCTCCTTACCACAAGGGTCGGTTGCGAGTGTGGTACGACCCCAATCCGTCAAGTGTAACTTCACCAGAGTACAATCTTGCGAATTCGACGATCATAAATTTGGCTGAAGAGTCTAGCGCTGAGGTTCGAATTCCATGGCAAAACGTTCGGGATGCGGCTAGTACGGAACATTGTTTTCTTTCGAACACATCGGCGAGTTCTGCATCTCTCGCCACCCGTGCTGCTCTTATCTCACGGGGCGTTTGCAACGGGGTCATTGTTTGTGAGGTTTTGAACCCTTTAACCGCGCCGGTAGATGGCGCGAGTGTTACCGTCATTGTGGATGTGCGAGCAGAAAATTTTGTTGGGTTCGGACCGCAGATGCCACGAGACCCTTATGATCGTTCGACTACCGTTGTGTCCGATTTGCAAGCGACACCTTATACGCCTTTGTCGTATGACGTCGCGTGTGGCGACGCGGTTGCGTCTTTTCGGCAATTATTTAAGAGGTACAGCCAAGAGTACGCGTTTCAAGCGCGTTCCCAATCTTCCGAAGGACCGGGTCGTCAGGTCGAGGTTTTGCTGCCGATTGTGCTTCCACCTCCTGGTCAGACGTCTTTGGCGTCTCAAGCGCTTGACGTCGCCGAAGGCACTCCAAACCACCATGTTAATTACACGACGTGGTCTTTTCGCTCTTACATTTCACAGGCCTTCGCTTTATGTCGCGGTTCTGTGCGATGGAAGATTACGATGACTGTTAAGAACAGCGAGAACATTGGCTCTAATATGTGCGCTGTGACGAGGTACTATGGCTCGCGCGGTGAGTTCGGTGGCGTGCATAATCGTAAATCGATACGACGTTCTGGAATCCTGGTTGCGGGGTTCTATAACGAATGCGGTACCTCGAGATTTTTGCGTTCTGGTGTGACAGGCGATGAAGGTATGCAAGTTGCGCACCTCGACGATAGCGGTGTTTTGGACGTAGAATTCCCATTCGTTTCCACATACCGGGCTTACAATCCTCGATTACCCATTGACAGCGCTGTGGATGATCGCTACCTTATGAATGCTGTCATTATGGGAGATGTTGGCGCTTCTGCCGATACTTCCTATTACATAGCTCGCGTGTACACCGCTGCTGGTGAAGACTACAATGTCTTTTACTTCGTACACGCCCCCGCCATCTTGGCCTCCATGCCGAGTATAACCTAGATGGCGCACGATACATGTTATATATTTATATTTACGTGTTCGAAATTTTAATACTTTATTTAGTAGTTGTTAGTACATTATATATCTTTGTTTTATATATTTAAAAATATGAAAAGATTTTGATGAACAATATGCAACTGCATAAATGTTTT